GCGAGCGGCGCGTTTGCATGGCCGCCCATCCGGCGGCATCGTCGAACGGACAAGCCTTCCCCACGATCTCAATTTTATCGGGCGGCCCTTCGATCCCTATTTCGTCGATAACGTAGATGCCAATCCAGAGAAGATTCCCGTCCTCCCCGAGGGCAACCTTCACCTTGTCGCCCTTGCTAGGAACGGAGAGCGTCCCCGCCGTGTCGGAGAGCAAGACCCGTAGAATGTCCGCCTTTCCGTCTGATTGGTTTGAAACGCTCAAATCCTCCAAGATGCTAGACCAATCATCGGCGTAGTTCTGTCCATTCCCAAGACTAACAATCTTAAATGCAGGTGTCATTGGTCTCCAAAAATCTGAATCATTTGCTGAGGTTCAACCGAGATTACGGGCAGCGTTATCTTTACACCGGCTGGGAGAATCGGGCCGTAATCAGCCAAGCCGGGATTCGCCGCAAAGACGGCTTCCACGCGCCCGCCATTCGTTGCGCCGTAGTATTTCGCGCAAACATAGTCCACAGTGTCACCGGCTTTTGTCGTAAAGGTTGTCATAATCCAAAAGTCCCCAAAGACATGTTCGCGGGATTGAGCGAGGAAGGATCAGAGACGCCTATTGCGCTCAATGGGTTTGCGCGAAGGGCCGCGATTGCCTTTGCCATGTTGCCAAACTTTTTGAGCGTGATTGAAAACTCGATTTTCTGAGGCTGCCCGTATTCCGTGAACGTGAATTTGTTTTCTTCCACGGCTTCAATCACCCAAAAGCCCATTACCAAGCCAAGGCCAGAAACCAAGAGCAACGGCACGCCGCGCCCGGCCAAAAGAGAAAGCCCGGACATTTGAAGCGCGCCGCCCTTGAAGGCCGGGAACATCGTGCCCTTGAGTTGAATCACTTCCGGGCGCGCGCCGGTGAATTGCAAATCTGGCGCTTGCTCGATAACCTCATTTTCAACCCACTGCCAAGAGCGGCAATGCACAAGCTCTTGATAGGCCGCAGTATCAATCGAGAAAAAGTAACCGCCTAAAACCATCATTATCATAAGGCTCAGTCTCCTAGTAAACCCTCGGCGAGCGCGGGATGCTCTTTTTGCATCGTCGTTTTCCAATCGTCCCAAACTTTTTGAGGCGTATCGCCCGGAGCCGGGGTAATGTTGAAAGTGAAATTGTTGTGATTCGTGGTCTGAACGGGAGTGCGCTGCAACGGCGAGTTTGGAACCATAGACGGAGAGGATTCGCTCCCGGCTGGCGCGTCGTAATTCTTCACCCACGGGGGCGTTTTGTATTGCGGATTGTCGATCAGATTAGACGCGGGCATGATTCCATGCTTGCCCCACCAATTTTTTGGAAGCCGCCTCGGATTCCCCTCAATGTCTGTATTTTCCCCGCGATAATCCGGGTCAATAGAATCTTGGTATGCCTTCCATCTTTTTTCGCGTTTTGTCCGGGCCGCTTCGATTTCCGCCGGGTTCCCCGTATTCATGGCCGCGCGCACGGCTTCGTTTGCTTCATTGACCGCGCGAATGCGATAGCTTTGCTCTGTATCATTGCGCGTGTCTTCTTCCTTCCATTTCTTATCAAGGAAATTACCGAGGGCGTCCCCTGCCTTTGTTGCGGCAATCATCGCCACTCCAAGCGCCGCGATTGACATCCCAAGCGGATTCATTACGCCCAAAAGCCCGGCGGCCCCTAGCGCAATGCCGAGGCTTTTTACGGTCTTTTCGGTATCACTAAACGGGTCTGACAATCCCCCGACAAACCCTATAAAGTCTTTGATTGCGCCGCCAATTGTTTCCAGTGTTGCTTTTGCTTTGCCGGAGTGAATCCACTCTTTCAACGCCTGCGTGATGCCTTCCGCCCATTTCCGAATCTCCGGGGCGTTCTCTTCAATCGTCCCCGTCATTTCGTTAAACGCTTCGGTGAACGGTTCCAGGGTGACAGAGCCGATAATGTTCCGAAGCCCTTTCAGCGCGCCGCCAAACTTCATTGTCGCAAGCTCGAATTCATCGGCTTCCTTGAGCTTGTCCTCTGACAGAAATTTGCCGCTTTTAAGCGCATGTTCGATCATTTCGCGGAGTCCATCCGCTCCCAACTTGACGTTTGCGAACTTCGCAGACCCCTTTCCGCCAAGGCCGGTCAGAATCTCGCCAAGGTCCGCCCCTTTGTAATTCTTGATTGCGTCAAGAATCATATCCCACGCCTTTTTCATGCCAACGCCCCGGAGCGTTGCCGGGTCAAGACCAAGGCGCTTCACGTAGCCGAGAGCGTTCCCCTTGCCTTTCCGTAAGGCATCGTCAATGTTCTTCGTGGTCCGGGTCACAATGGCGTCTGTGCGCTCGAACGTAAGCCCGGCTTCAAGTCCGGCCTGCCGCAACCCCTGAACGTAATCGGTTGAAAGCCCTTCCGCGCCAGCAGCATTTTTGATGCTCTTGGCGTCCTCGCCCATGCTCTTATCAAGATGGAACATCCCGGCTACACCGGCCACGCCCACACCCACGGCAGCCGCACCCCATGCCCCCACTCGCATGAGCCCTTGCCCGATTTTATGGCGGCGCTCTGCCGCGCGCATCTTGCGGTCGGCCTTGTCGATTGCGGAGCCGAGTTTTTCTTGTTCTTGCGTCAGCTTGTGGGAATCAACGCCCACGCGCTTCAATTCCCGGTCAAGCTGTTCTAAGGCGGCCCGCTCTTTGCCGGAAGCAACCTTTGCGCGGTCAATCTCCTTTGCGAGCCAGTCAACGTCCTTTTGTGCCTTTTTGTTCGACGCGCCGCCGTAATTCTTATCGAGCAGCGCCTGCGCCTTTTTTTGCTGCGCCAAGAGCCTTTCAATCCGCGCCTCTGATTTTTTGAGCGCGCCCTCGGCCATCGACGCCTCTCTTACTTTTTTCTCTTTGGCGTAAAGCAAGGTCATTGCCCTGCCGAGTTTATCGACTTCCTTTTTTCCCTCGCCAAAAACGGATTTTACCGAGCCGCCCATTTCGGCAGCAAGGCTGATAACCGCTGAGAATTTCTCTTGCTTGCTCACTTTGGAAGGTCGCTTATGAAGTCTGAGAAATAGTCAAAATCCATTTCGTCAATTTCTGAAAGTTGCCACCCCGTATGATTGGCGAGCGCCAAAATTGCGCGCCGCAAACCGCGCGGGGTGATTATGTCAAAAAATCGCCGTAAATGGTCTTGAGCTTCCGGTAATCCGCCCAATCGAGATTTTTGATGTCCGCCGCCGTCACGCCAGCGAGCAACGCGAAAAGCTCGCATTCCTGCGTTGCGTCTGAACCTTCCACTTTGCGCGCGCCCTGGATGTCTTTGACCTTTGGCCGCCTGAGCGTCAAGGAAGGCATTGATGCGCCGCCGATAACGACAGGACAGGCGAGAGGGATAGCAGAGCCGGGGGTGTAATTTTCCACCGGGTCAAAATCGGCCATTTCCGCGAATGCTTCGTTTGCCTGCTGAAAATCCGCCGCGTCAAGTTCCCCGAAAAGCTCGGGTGATACCATGCAAAGATTGGCGAGCAGGTTGATTGTTTGGTCCGTATCGTTGGTTGTCGCTTCGTGAGACGCCAGCACGTCAAGGGCTTTGGGGCGGCGCATTTCGAGCGAGGTTACGTTTTCACCGGCAACCAAGACCGGGAATTTAAGTTTGATGTGTGCTTTTGTTTTCATAGGGAAAGGGTTTCAGGAAAAAGGGCGCGGCCAATCACTTGACCGCGCCCCGGTTTGCTTGGAAGCGATACGGAGGGCGTTAGGCCAGCCCAATAGCCGCACGGATGTCGGCGAGAACATCAACGCCGTTGACAATCCGCTTCATGTTCGGAATATCAACTTCGGTAATAACTTGGCCGTCCTGCTCTTTTCGGTAGTAGGTGACATCAACCACGAATTTAAGGGTTGCTTTGCCCTGGGGAGTCCATTGGCCGGGGTCCATTTCGCGGACCTGACCACGGCAGTATTCAACGACCTTTTGAACCTTGCCGTCAAAGCTCTGGACAGCGCCGCGCGCTACAAAGGCCGAAGCGTTTCCCTCGGCGACACCCCACAAGGCCAAAACCTTGGCGTCAAATTTTGTGAGGGTAAAAGAGCACTCCATCGGCTCTTGCCCCATACGGATTTTCATTGCGGCATCAAGGCCGCCCGCCTTGAAGTCCTCGGTTAAGCTAGTCAATTTCGGAGGGGCAAAATCTTCGGTATTGCCCGCGAGTCCTCGCCCGTCCACAAACAAGGCGAAATTTTTTAGGATGTTATCAGCAGCGGCCATAATGTTTTTTGGTTAATTATTTCGAGAGGTCCGTGAGATAGGTTTGAACAATCGAGTTTTCGATTTCGATGTCTTCCGCCGGGTAGCTTCCGCTCCAGTCGTAATCGAAATAGACCTTCCCGAGAACGATGTTGCCCGCGCTGTTCAAAGTGGGGTCCGGGTAGCAAGTGCCGCCCGCAATGATTCCCTGATTTTGGAGAGTGGCGAGGTAGGCTTTAACCTCGTCGGCAAGGTCACTAAAGAACGTCTTGCTGATAGGACGATCAACCGCCCATGCGTTCACCGTCCGCTGAATCGAAAGCGCGATAATATCGTTGACGCGCGAAATGCAGAAAAACGCATAGCGAGGATCAGCAGAGAGCGTGCGATTACCCCACAGGCGGAAACCGTCCCGGCGGATAATCGTTGCGATGTTCTGCGAGTTGAGCACGTTCGCCCGGCAATCCGCGTCGGCTTCCGTGTAGTCAACGGGCCGCGTTGTTCCGGTAATCGCGAAAATCTCCTGATTTGACGGCGACCAATGCCAGCCTAGCGTTGCGTCAACGCGGGCAATCAACCCGGCGACCGTGGGAGAGTTCGGGCGAATCACTTCATTGCCGTTCGCGTCCAAATTTTTAACGCCGGGGTCAACGAGGAAAATTTGCCGCACGCCGAAATTCTGAGTGTAAGCGAACGCATCCGCGTCGGTTGTGTCCGGGCCTTCCGCGATAATGTGAGCGCGTAGGCGAATCGCAATCGGCACGAAGGAAGACAGAAAGGCGAC